ATATTTTCTTTTTTTTTATTTGGAGAGTCTATGCCGCTCTCTATTGCCTTTCTAGACCGACCACCATTTTCTTTCTCTCCCCACTTCTCTTTCCATCACGTGCCAAGTGACTTCATATAGCAGGGAAATCCATTAAATAGTATTCTGCCTAGAGCGACCATTCCACGTCCATAACATCAACCTCTTCTTCCATCGTGATGTCTTGATAATCCTTATCATACACATTTCGTGCTTGAAGTTCATCAAACTTTGGAAATCCTTTCATGAGGTCTTCTACGGTAATCCCGTGTTGTCGCATCTTTTTAAGATCGCTATGATCTTGCCGACGAATCCCTTCCCCGATTGCACCGTACTCTCCTACGGGTAATTGAGCCAACAACTCTTTATAAAAGAGCTTCAGGGACTTCCATGCATCATAGTTCGATCCATGAGTCCCATACGTATGACCCAATACTGAGAGCATTACATCGATGACATCTCGAGACTTAGGTTCTCGTCCCCACACGGCTCGCGCGATGAACTCCCTCGTCTCTCGAAAAGGGAGAAAATCCGCTTGCCCTGGCGATTTATTCGGATTCACGATAAATTGATGACGTAAAAACGTCAATCCCATATCCGTCAACCATCCATACGCCGCCTTACTACAAAATGGAAGGCCATCCTTCACATCTCGCATTTCGACGTCAAAATATTTCTTTAAGAACTCCGCGAATCGGGTAGCTCCAAAGTATTGTGCTGCTAGCCCTGTTCCTTTTCTATAGTTATGATCATCACCATACACTATTATCCTTATTGTACGAATCAGGGCTTCCTCCAACTCTACTTGGTGCTCTTTCGGAGCGTTCTTTATTTGGAAGGTCGCGAACAGGAAGAAGTATAACGCCATTATCCACGAATCCATATGCGAAGTATTGAGACATCCAGAAGGGACCCCACCCCTCTGAATGCCCCACAACCCCGCAAACAGATTTGTGACTCTGGCTAGAATATGTTTAATGATTACTTCCAATATCGCTTTCTTTAATTCATGATCTGGGTGGGTCGGATCGTCATAAATTAGGGTGCCTGAAAAGTACAAGTTCATAAACACAGACATCGCACTATAATCGAATCCTTTAATATCTCCCTCACACCATTCTTTCAACCAGCAATTCAATAGAGTCGCACCTAGACAATTTGCAACAGTGTCCCCACCACCCCATGGCCACTTGTGTCCTACTAGAATGACTTTTCCTCTTTCTTTCTTCATCCGCAACTTGCATATTAACCGTTCCAGGAGAATAAAATTCGCTGATGGAATTACAAACATTCTACATTTATCCTGCCATTTGGCAAAATCCTCTTCAGAATGTTGTTTATCCCATGCAAAAAAAATCTCCGTCTTCGGCGTTATGCTCCAGTATACGGGAACATCCTCTCCCTTCGCCAATAAGGCGAGGATCTGGTTGATATCCGCTTCATGAAGTTCAAACTTCTTTCCATGCGGTGATACTTTTATCTCGGTCTCTGCTGTCTTTATCGTACGTGCTTCGCCCTGATGCGGGCCACCTGCAGATCCTAAATACATTCCGTCTAAATCAGAAAAG